TATTTGTTTTGATCCAGATGATTCAACAACCAATATTGAAGAAGATAAACAAACTTTAAAACAATATTATGAATTTGCTAATATGATTGAAGAATGTAATGGTATCAAACAAGTAGATGAAAAACAAAAATCTAAATGGATTATTCGTTTAGAAATGAATGATATGGAAATGCTTGAAAAGAATATTACAATGGAAGATGTAAACTTTGCTATTAAAAATATTTATCAAACAGACGTTAATTGTATTTATAGTGATTTTAATTCAGATAAACTAATTTTCAGAATTAGAATTAATAGCATTATTCAAAATAAAAAGAAAATTTCGGTAGCTTCACTTGATCAATCTGATGAAATTTATTTATTAAAGAATTTTCAAGAACAGCTACTAGACAATGTAATTTTACGTGGTATTAAAAATATTTCAAATGTTTTGATTAGAAAAATTGTAGATTATTTAGAACCAACAGATAATGGTTATGAAAAGAAAGATATTTGGGTATTAGATACTACTGGAACAAATCTATTAGAAATTCTTGCTTTAGATAATATTGATGTAAATAATACTGTTACTAATGATATTCAAGAAATTTATAGAGTATTAGGTGAAGAAGCTGCTAGACAATCTATTTTCAATGAATTATCAGAAGTTATTGAGTTTGATAGCACATATATTAATTACCATCATTTAAGTGTATTATGTGATAGAATGACATGTAATGATAAATTAACATCTATTTTCCGTCATGGTATTAATAGTGATAATATTGGACCAATTGCTAAAGCTTCATTTGAAGAAACACCAGAAATGTTTTTAAAAGCCGCAAAACATGCTGAATTAGATAATATGAAAGGTGTATCTGCAAACGTTATGTGTGGTCAAGAAGGATATTTTGGAACATCATCATTCCAAGTTATGTTAGATATTAATAAAATGTTAAATGAAGAAGAAGAAAATATTTGGAGTAAAAAAGATCCAAATGAAATAATTAGTAAAGAATTTGCTGACATTGCCGATCCAAATGATCCATGTAATATTACAAATATTGGAATTCAAACAAATATTAATAATATTAAAGCAGTTGATATGGGTGACGATAATGATTATGACCCATTTGCTTAGAAATAAAATAAAAAATAGTTAAATCAATACTAATTTAAATATTTTTGAATAATGTTTTCAAATATTTAATATTTTATATTTTTTTTACAAAATTTTCTAACTAGCTTCAAGATTATGTTTTGAGATAGCATATTGTTGTATTTGTTCTTTTAGTTCAATATTTGAAAGTAGATGTTTACTAGGTAAAACAAGACCAGTAAGTGGTGATGTGCTATGTCTCTCAAACCATTTTAATATCGCAAATCTATCATATGTTTGACCATCTACAGTTTTTACCGGATCATTCATAATAGATTGAGTTATACAACAAATAAATTCTCTTGGGATGCTATCATCATCTAAATCTGCTAACATCTCAGAAATACTTTTTGGAACTACATTAATATTTTTGATTAATTCTTGAAGCTCACCTATGGTAACAATTTTTCTTCTGATAAGTCTACATTTATTATTTATATCATCAAATTGATTTCCAAAACATGAATCATTGTTGAAGTGAATTCTTCTAACTGAATCATCAAAAGGAATAGTAATATTGATATCATTTTCTTTTTCTTTGAAAGCTTTTTCAATAATTTTATTTTGTGGATATAGGTAAGGTGTCCACCAATTATCATTTAATACCATTAAATTTCCCTGTTTTTCTGGAAACACCCCGACACCACTGCCATACAACAACCGAATTATTTAAATCATTTTCATTTTCCATATTTAAATGTTCTGGTTCCCATTCTTTCAAATCTTCAATATTCAATAAAGTTGTTTCTATTACACAATTTTTATCTATTTTTTCATGAAAAGTAATATCACTATCTAAATAACTAGAACAAATTCTCCATTCACCATTAATTTGCTTTGAATAAATATCAATATATTCATCTGTTGAATTAATATTGATTCTTTTAACACTTCTATATCCTGGTTATTTGAATCCAGCTCTTCCCATTGACATACCAGGTGTTGTTTGATAACATGTTTCTGATGTATAAAAATGAATAGTACAATTAAAGAAATCTTTTCCAAGCACTATTTGATTTGGAACATACATATCTCTTTCTTGAAATGCTCTTTCAATTCTTGTTGCTATTGGTCTTGGGTAAAAATCAACTTTGCGACGAACTGGGTCAACAGAAAGCTAAATACAATGATTTATCATAGTTATTTTGATTAATAATTTATTTTAATTATAAATGTAAATCAATTTTATTTAAATATATTATTTCATATAATATTAGTATATTATATGGAAATTTTTAGTTATATTTTTTTAAAAATAAATAAATTAACATCTAATATAGTTCTTGAAGATTTTTTAGACAATATAGATAGTTATAATAATAATACATTATTATTACATATATATAATTATGTAAGTGCTGTAATTTTTCATAAAAGACAAAATTATAATACAGAAACCGATTATAGAATTAATTATTTTGATTATTATATTTTACAAAATAAAAATATTGATTTTGAAGATAAAATACATTTATTTCATTATTTTTCATTAGCACAAACATTTTATAATTCTTTGAATAAATTTAGTTTTTTATATAAAAGAAAGAATGCTAAAATTTTTGATATAAATTATGACTTATGTATGAATGATTTTGATACTTTAAAATCAAATATACTATTTTCTGTATTTTGTAAAAAAGATAAAACTATATATAAATTTAGAATATCTGATATAATAAATATTATTAATAATGCTTTAACATATGATCAAAATTTTATTTCAACACCGCAACAAATAAAAAATCCTTATACAAATATACCTTTTGATAAAGGAGAATTATATCATATTTATTTTAAAATTAAAGAAAGTCCACTATTAATGCCTTATTTATTTCACCAATTATTTATTGTTAATTTTGATTTAGAACAATTTAGATTATATAATGAATGTTATATAAGAGAGAAAAGCATAAGTAATTTTATAAAATCAGATAATATAATTGAAAAACATAAATATATATTATCTATGTTTACTGATTATTTTATTTATGCTAATATCAGTATTGATTTTTTCTTTCCACCAAATATCCTAGTAGAACATTTTAATCAACCATATTTGGAATTATATTTAAAATCATTATATTCATTAAATCCAGATTTAAAATTTAATTCAAGTATAATATTAATTCAAAAATTAATAAGATTTCATAGATTGAATCCAAACTATGCTCAACCTTTTGTTACAAAAAAGAGAAATAATGATAATAATATACATTTAATATACAGGTATAATACTACAATAAATACTGAAACTACTAATATAGTAAATAATTTATTAGAAAATAATAATGAAAATTACGAAGAAAATCAAGAAGAATTACAAGATAATGAAGATGATGATGAAGAAGATGAAGAGGAAGAAGAAGATGAAGAATTACAACCTGATGAAGATGAAGAGGAAGAAGAACAAGGGGAAGAAAGTTATCAATATTTACCAATAATAGAATTTAATATAGAAGAATTATATGGAAATACTATAAATAATTAAACAGGAACTCCTTTAACAAATTCTTCCTTGATATCTTCTTGTGAGATTAATTTATATTTATACATTGTTCGCTGTTGACAGCAAAAGATTGTAGAAAAACAAGTTATTGTAAATAATATTAATAAATAATTATTGAATAAACACTCAAATAATAAATCCATTTTTTCATTGTTTATATTAACAACATTATTAATAAAATTTTCAATAAGTTTACTATCTAAGTTTTCTTCTAATAAAAAAATAAAACTATTATCCATTTATATAGTAAAATATTAAAAATTTTTATATATTTTAATATTTATTTAAATTATATGACAGAATACTTAAAAACTTTCTTAATAGGAGGTTCTATAATTAGTTTTAGTAAATATGTATCTACTGTATTTCCTCCAGCATACTCAGGTTTAGTAGGCGCTTTTCCTGTATCTTTAATAACATCATTTTTTTACTAAATGATAAAGTAAGAGAAAAATTTTTCCAAGGTGCTATTTTATCAGATATATTAGTAACAACCGCTATAACATCTATATTATTAATTAGATATTATAACAAAACAATTCCTATAAATTATATTACCATTTTTGCTTTAATTTTATGGATAACTTTAGGTATTGCAATTATAAAATTTGGCTACAAACAATAAATTAATGATGTACAAATATTATTATTTTTTATTTTTCTTAATTTTTATTTTTATTTCTTGTTTTTTTTCTTGTTTATCATCATCTTTATCTTCTTGTATTATTTTTAATTTTTCCTTTTTTTTCTTATATTTATTTATAAATGAATCCAATGTTATATATTGATTATTATTTATTTGTTTTTTGAATTCTTCCGATAAATCATCATATTTTATTTTATAATCATTATTACATTCTATTAATTTATATATTACTCTTTGTTCATCTTTAATTTTTGTTTTTTGTATTTTTACAATGTAAAATATATCTATATTTTCAAAATCTAATTTATTTAATTTAAATATAACTTCTGAATTATATTGTATTTTCGTTGGTGATATTAATAAAATAGGTAATTCTAATTTATTTGATAAAATCCACAAATCTAAATTTGTCATATAATATTCTTCTGATAATATAAGAATATCTAAACTAGCAGTTCCCAATTTTATTTTATTTATCATTTCACTTTTACCCTCATTATCTAAAATATCATAAATAATATTTATATTATCATCAGTTATTTTCTCTTTATAACTTTGAATTAAAATATTTTTTAATTGATTTATACTATTAATATTATATATAGGATTTGGATTTATTAAATTATAACTATTTATTACATTAATTAATATTTTAAAAGAGCAACTATTATTATCCATATCATAATATATTTCATTACAATCTTTCGGTAAAATATCTTTCCATTTATCTTGTATACTTCTCTCTATTTTTTTACAATATATTTTTTCTTTTTCTTCAATTGCTTCTTTAACACTCAAATATGTTTTTATTTTTAATTTTTTCTTTTCTTTTTTACTATCATCTTTTTTATCTTCATCTAGAATTTCATTTGTATAATATTGTGTTTTTTGTGGATTTGTAGTATAATAAGAATTGTAATTAATATATGGATTAGGGTTCATTATTTCAATATTCTCAAAATAATCTTGTGTTAACAATGATTGTAATAATATAATTTCATCATCATTTAAATCAAATTTTATTTCATTGAAAGAGAGAAAAGTTTTAGATTCAAAAATAAATTCTTTAATTCTAATATATCTTATTAACTCATCTGATATCTTAGAAAAATAAATTTTTTCATTATCATTCTTATTTATTAAATTAATTTTTGGTATTAATAATTTACATTTATTATTTATTTCATCTAAACTACAAAACTTTTTCTCTCTACATTTATCATTTGAAATATTATAACAAGAAGATAATTTATCTATTTTCAAAAGTTCATCTTCTTTATAATCTATAAATTGTATAGATTCTTTTGTTAATTCTCTTATTTTTGTATCTATAATTTTTAATTTTTCAAAATATAACATTGTTTCCAAACTTAATATATTTTCTATTTCTTTTCTTATTGTTACATGCTTTTGTAAACCTAATAATATTCTAATTGTATTTCTAAAACTATTATAGAATGATGTTTCTAATTCTATATTTTTTATGTAATTTATTCTCTCTTTATCTCTTTCATTACTTATAGATGATTTTATATCAGCATTTAAATAATTATTTTCTTTAATACTTTCTAAATTATCATCAAAAGTATCTAACTCTGGTTCATTTAAAGCGATAAACTGATTTGTTTCTGTTATTATTCCAATAATAAATTCATCTTCAAAAACTTTTATTAATGGTTTACAAGGAATATTTTTATTATTATCTTCATATACAAAATTTAAAAAATTCATAGTATCTTTAAAATTATCCCATATATTATCATCCATCCATGTATAATCATAATCTAATATAATACTAGACGGTAAACATGGTATAAATCCTTTTTTATTTTCTTTTTCAGCAATAACTCCAATTGTATTACTATTATAATTTATAATTTGTTTTTCTATAGTGTAATTATTACTTATTAATAATTTAACTAATTTTGATAATTTAATATTTTCTTTAAAAGTATACACATTTGGTAAGGAAGGATAAGTTCCACAATATTTATTAACTGTTTTATCTATATTTTCTAAAACATTTATAATATTTTTTGTTAGATTTTTATTTCTAGTATTAAATAATTTTGTTACAACAATAGATTTGATT